AGGGTATGGAACATATTTTAATATTGATGATGTTACAAAAATGTATTTAAAATATGATGGTAATTTTGGTATTAATAATACAAATCCCCAGTATAAATTAGATGTTAATGGGACTGCTAATATAACAGGACAACTAAATACTACAACAATTAATAATAATGGTAATATATTTTTAGATGGTTTAACTGGTGGTGGGTGGTTACAATCTGAAACAAGAGGTATTGGTTATGCATCTTATGATAATACTGCAAGACTTTCTGGTGTAAATGGATTTAGCGGGATGGATATACAAAGTGTAAATGCCCCTTATCCAAATAATGGAAGTTATAGTCAAAATTTGCGGTTTTGGACACATCTTTTTGGTTCTGGATCAGGTATAACTCCAAGAATGTTTATTAGATATGATGGAAATATTGGTATAGGAACAATCACGCCGTCTTATAAATTAGATGTTAATGGAACAGCAAATATAACTGGGACAACAACATGTAATACTATAAATTGTAATAATGGGTATGTTTTGGAATTTGGTGTTGGTGCGACAAAAGAAGGAAATGCTGGTAAAATTGGGTATGGATATTTTGATAGTGGAGCATCATTAAATATTGTTGGTGCAGGAACATTGGCTGGTAATCGTTGTGTGAGAATATGGGATAATTTAGCAATTGGAACATCAGCAAACACGAATTATACTTTACAAGTTGGAGGAACAGCAAATATTACAGGTACTATAACAACTAATAATATTGATAATTATAATCTCAATTTAGGTATTAATACTTCTATTTTACCTATTATCCCAACATATCCTACTATCACATCAAATACTTATATTCATTCATCAGCAACAGCGCCTTTTTTATATCAAAATGGAACTTATATTTTTAGTGGTTCTTCATTATATGCTACTGGTAATCAATTTTATTTTAGTGGGTTTAATGCTACTGGTTGGTCATCTCAAATAGGATATAATACTACAAATGGTACTTATACTGGAAACAAAGGAACAACAATAACAACACAAGCAATTTTATTAGGAGAATTTTTAGAAGTAAATTTACCTTATTCAACCAACTTAACAAAAATAACTTTTACCCATTATGGTATTAACTCATTACAAATATTAGGAAAAAATTCAACTGACTCTACAGCACCATATGTTTTAATTCAATCTGTCTCAATAAGTAATACTGCTTCATATGATCCTTCTAGTTACCCATATTATAATACTAATACTACGATTAATATCACAAATACTAATTACTATACTTATTATCGTTTTGTTGTTTCTTCATATGCTTCTCTCTCTCCAAGCGTTAATGCATTGAATTATGCAAACATAACAAATTTAAAATTTTATGGTAATATAAATGACCAATATGCATTACAATTAAAAGCAAATGATGGCGTTTCAGTAGTTGGTAGTATAACAACAACAGGTAATATAACAGCGACAGGTAATTTAACTTATCAACCAAGATATAAAAGTTCATGGACGGCAGTAAATCAATCAAGTGGTAATGTTGCTTTTAATTTACCTTTTACAATGGATTTTGAGAACTTACCAATTTATAAGGTTTTATATTGTGACGGAACAAGTGCAACACCAGCATTTGGAAACACTTATGATATAACAGGTTCTATAAAAAATTATGGTGGTAATACTGGAATGGTTATAAAATATACATTAGCAACTCAAGTTACAATCAATTTTAGTGTAAGTGCTATTGCTATATATGAAACAAGTTATTTTACATCTGGAAGAATAAGATTAATTTTATATTAATATCTAACTTATAATATATGGAAAATACTTTAGAAAATCCTATTGAAATTACAAAAACATATAAGATTGTTTCGTTTCGGTATGAGATTAATTATGTTGTCTTGTTTCGTTCTGCAAAAATTACTATTAATTTGATTGACGAAATGGGTGTAGGTCACAGACAAATTGATTATATAATAGAAGATGAAGAATACGCAAATTGGAAAGACGACGACCAATACATAATAGACTTGATTGTTAGTAAAATACCTGACTTAATAAAATGATTTTATAAATATTCAATTTGATTACATGCATGTATTGTAACATTATAATGACCTTCATATACTAAATCACCTAATTGATCACCCGTTTTAATATCTAATTCTTGGGTAGACCAAAAGCCATCAGTATGACATCTAACTAATAAATCATTATGTGGTATCATTATTTCTGACATTATACTTCTTGCTTTACCTAATAAAAATGGTTTGATTCTTGCAAAGCCTGTCATATATTGTTTATCCCTTTTAACAACTTCTATAATCGTTTCTCCATCATCAGTTGGTCTAATACTAATTGGTTTTGCATTTTTACCAATGTCAACATCTGGACCACAAACAAAGTTTTTAGTTTTCTTTTCACATAATGCACCCCAAAGAGTATTAATAATTTTTTTGGCTCTATCTATTTTTAATTTGTTTTTTAATTCAAAAGTGAAATCAATAAATTGACCAAATAGTTCAGTCCCTGTTAATAACTTATCTCTAGTCCATAATAATGAATTTGCCTCATTATTAATGATTAATTTTATTTCTAAGTTTAATTTTCTTGCATGATATATATCAATATGACTATACTTATTTTTTGGGTTAAATCTAAATAATCTATCAATTTTACTATTAGACTTTTTAATGATACAACTATATATGCCATATGTTAAAACTTCAGATAGTTCATTAATTTGACTAAATTCACCTTCATCAACTGGAAACAATTGTTTAGATTTCATAATAGATGGATACATACTCTTTTTGTCATATTTGTATATTGGTCCTGTATACTTGTCACTGAAAATGATTGCACCATGACTACATTGCGTGATCCAATCGGCTTCAAGTTGTTGTAGCTTTGGTGGATTCTTTATATACTTTGTATATGTATCAAACACATTTAAACAAGTAGTTTTAGTATTACCCGTTTTATATAAATTTATTTGCCCGTTACTAGCTTCTTTCAATAAGTTAGCATCGTGAATAAATAAATCATATTCTTCTTTAAATGTTAATTTCTTGTCTGTTTTATCAACTAGTATATAAGGAGTTTTATGTTTATAAATATCATATTTTTCTTCTTTGGTTAGTAACCATTCTCTTTCACCATCGTATGCCATAAATGAATAAGAATCATATATAATAGGTTTCTTAGCTTTAAAAGAAATGTGGTTTTTATTTACTTTTGATACATTATCTTCTAATACTGTATAATGTTCATCGTCTAATAATAAGTTAATAATTTTGTTTGATTTAATTGGACTGATGTAAGTATGATCACCACTAACATTAATAGCATATGTTTTTAGTTTTTGTTCAATCAATGGAATCAGTTTGTAATCTACTTTATCAGATGCCCACAACTTTAAATACTTCTTTAATTCAATGGGTTCTTTCCATGGTAAGTTATTATGTAGTACCGTTTTCAAACAGTCATATAAACAATTATTCATATTACTATTACCTCCTCCACTTGGTGGATCTTCTAACATATAAATATAAATTTGACTAAAGTCATTTTGGTCATTTTCAATATCAGAATCGGCTGCATTATAAAGCCTAACTTTTTCTCCAAAGTTAGTAAAATAACCAGAGCGCCAACCCATATCATACTTTAGTCCAATAGCTATTTCACCTTTTGAACCAACCATCATACTACTTATTTTGTTTCCTAGCTTTTGTACCTCTTCTCTTGTGAACTTGCCTTTTAATCCAAATTGTAAAACCTCTTTCCCTTTGTATATTGCTTTGACTTCTGGACTAGCTTTTGTTTTTTGTTTGACAACAAAATTCTTATTTATTAACTTATGCTTATTGATGAGATCTACAACTCTATTTATTTTACTTTTATGATTCTTAAACAATGGTAAATTAAATGTATGGGTAGACCTATCAACTTCTTTAGAATAATTGAATGTTGCTGGAGATAGATTTTTTAACTCTCTGACTTTCTTTCTTTGATTAACATCAATTTGTTTTAACTTAGATAGTGTGTTGACTTTATCATTGACTTGATTAACTTTTTCATTGAACTTTCTAAGTTCGGTGATACTACCTTTGATAGAATTGATATGCTTGGTAAATGTATCTAGAGATTTTTTATTCTTAACATTTTTTAAAAGTTTTTTATTGATTATATCAATTAGTTTAATATTTGATTTTGAAATATTACTCATTATAATAATATAGAAAATATATTTTTAAATATTTAAATTTTTAAATTAGTATTTAAAGATTTATATATTTTATTTTTTATTTATTCTTTCCAACTTGAAATTTCTTTTTCATCAAAATGGAAATACGATTTTAGTTCCTCGTATAAGTAGTTCTCGGGCATATACTTTTGTAATGCTTCATTTGAGGCTATGGTATGCCATTTCTTTTTATTTGCATCCCAACGACCTCCATTTTCTTTTACAAAGTCTTTTTCATCAAATGGTACATCTAAATATATTCTTCTGTACTTGTTGATGACTTCTGTTGGTGCCTCATCTTGATCATGATACCATTCTTTCTTTTTATTGTTCCATCTAATTCCAAAAGCACTAAAACGTCTTGTTTCCCATGACTTTATACGAGAGTCCCATAATAAATATCGTTTGTATTGATCTTTCATTTCAAAAGGAATGTCAAGATAGTCAACAGTAGTATTTCCAGAACATAAAGTAATATTACTCATATATATTATACTATAGAAAATAAATTTTTAAACATTTTTATTTTTAAATATTTATTTAAAGAAATTTTTAAAGGTTTTTATTTTCTGGACTATGATATATATGAAAAGTATTTTAGCAAAATTAAGACCTAATAATAACTTAGATGAATTGAAATCACTATATAAAGTACCTGAACGAGAAAACGGCAATGATATGCCACATGTACAAGTTTTTAAAAGTGGTTTAATGGAACAGGCAGATCTATTGTATTTACCTGAAGATAAACTAGATAATAATAAAAAACTATTTTGGGAATCTGTAAAAGAATTCAAAGCCGCAGAAAAACAATTAAGTAATAATATACATAGATCATTTTTAGATACCGATGATAAAGTAGTATACATTATAACAGACGTTGTAAAACCATCTAAAATAAGCAAACATAAGAAAGGATTATATTACCAATATTATGATAAAGAAAAGTATGGTTTAGAAGCACCAACCAATGAATCTGATTATGAATATACAGAAGTCAATTTATTTTTAAATGCAAAATGGGTCAAGTGGAAAAGTAGATATAAAATTAAGCCATTACCCGAAGAAGATAATAGTGGTTATAAATATGCCCTTGTTGTTGTAGATGATCATGATAAGAAATGTGATGCAGTACCATTAAAAGAAAGATCACAAGAAGCTGTTTTAGAAGGGTTTAAAGAACTGTTTAGTCATGGTATATTAAAAAAACCCAAGTTACAATTAGAAATAGATCCTGGAAAAGAATTTGGAGGAATATTGAATAACTATTTTAAAGGCGTTCACATTAGACGGGGTTTAACTAATAGACATCGTCAACAATCATTAGTAGAATTTAAAAACCAAATTATTGGGAAGTTAATACATCAGTTACAAGCCCTAGATGAATTGAAAACTGGTCATACTAGTACTAGTTGGGTAAAAGAATTGCCAATGTTAATAAAAGAAATAAATGAAGTATATGTAAAACCAACAAATACACAATTATCAGATAATGTATTTCTTAGTAAAAAAAATAATGTTATTTTACCTAAAGGTACTAAAGTGAGATTATCATTAGACTATCCTATTGATGCAGCAAGTGATAAAAGAATAGATTCTAAATTTAGAGCTTCAGATATAAGATTTAGTAAAGAGATTCATAAAGTAAAAGAAATATTATTAAAACCCGGTTTCCCTCCAATGTATTTACTTGATAATGATGATAATGTCGCAAGAACTAAACAGCAACTTCAGCTGGTGGATCATCATGTATTCGTCTAATTGGATTATCACGAATTCTAAATTGTGAAAAAAGTATTTGGTTTGTTTTATGCATTTTTCTTGGTTCTAAACCAGTTGATTGTAGATAAATTTGTCTCAATGCATGATAGGTATAGTAAGGATAATCTTTTTGGATGTCTTTCAAACTGTTGTAATATTTTGTTGAAACGACTTGTTTATTGTCGCCAAGTAATTCAAATAATAATGTTTTCGCCATATATTAATATATAATAGAAATAAATTTTTAAATATTTAATTATAATTTTAAGTATTTAAAGATTTAATTTTAATTTTTAAGCATCTAATGCTGACTTTGTTACTAAGTAGTCTTCTTCGTCTTCGTCGTCATCTTCTGTATTTTTATAAAAATATTGAAATCC